TATCTTGACAGACTTATGTCCAACAGTTATGAACGCCCTGTAACACCATGCACTAATGAGTGCGATTACGATAAGGAAAAGCAAATATGTCTGACTTGCCTAAGAACAAAAGAGGATCTAACAAAGTGGTCAAAGATGACCAACCAGCAGAGGCTACAAAGGATGAAGGAGTTACAGAGCCTTTTAAGATTGTGAGCATCACTGGTGATCGTAATGGTAATATCATTGGGCTAGGTAATGATGGTAGGGTGTATGCCCACTTTAACGGTGTGTGGACGAAATATGAATGAAAAGGTTAATATTCCTGGACATAGAGACTGACACAAAGCAGTCTGTGATATGGTGCTGTGTAACTAAATGTGATGGTGAGGTGAAGGTATGGAAGGAAGCAGAAAAGTTGAAAGGTTATCTAAAGAAGGACGATGTGTACGTTATGCACAACGGCATTTCGTTCGATGCGTATCACCTGAATCGGCTCTGGAATACGAAGATTCGATTGAGCCAGTGCGTGGATACTCTGATCATGTCAAGACTGCTGAACCCAAACAGAGAAAACGGCCACAGCCTCGCATCATTCGGAAACCAGCTAGGGTTGAGTAAAATTGATTTCAAGGACTATGATGCTGGCCTATCGGATGAAATGATAGAGTACTGCATTAGGGATGTTGAACTACTGGAGAAGGTATATGACAGACTACTCAAAGAAAAACAACAGTACGGATTCTCTGACCGATGTTTTGAAATCGAATATAGAGTTGCTGCACTCATTACAAAACAAGAGCGAAGAGGTTTTAAACTCGATGTGCCTAAATGTATGGTACTACTGGCAGGATTTTCTGACAGAATGGCACGAATCGAGCAAGAGCTTCAGCAGGTATTCCCACCTATCACAACAGAACGATACAGCGAAAAAACAGGAAAACGACTCAAAGACGATGTAGAGGTATTCAACCCTGGTAGTCGACAGCAGATAGCCAAGAGACTTATGTCACTAGGCTGGAAGCCAACAAAGAAGACTGAGAAAGGATCGGTGATAGTCGATGAAGGAACACTTGACGGAGTTAATATTCCAGAAGCTAAACTTATTGCCGAATACCTTATGCTTCAAAAACGGTACGCTCAAGTTAAATCATGGACTGATGCTGTTGAAGAAGATGGGCGTGTGCGTGGTAAGGTCATCACCAATGGGGCAGTGACAGGTAGGGCTACACATCATAGTCCGAATATGGCACAAATACCAAACATGAACGCTGCTTTTGGTAAAGAATGTAGGGAGGTTTGGATAGTTGAGCCTGGAAATAAATTGGTTGGTATTGATCTTGCTCAGTTAGAACTACGTTGCCTTGCTCACTATATGCAAGATGACGAATACACAAAGGAGTTATTAAGTGGCGACATCCACACAAAAAATCAACAAGCAGCTGGGCTTTCTACACGAAGTCAAGCAAAGACCTTTATCTTTGCCCTATGCTATGGGGCGGGAGCCGAAAAAATCGGTTCTATTGTTGGTGGTACTAAAGAGCAAGGGCAACAACTTATCAATAGGTTTTTGGCGAATACGCCGGCTCTCAAAAAACTTAGAGAAAAAGTTGAACGGGTATCAGCGAAAGGGACATTACCAGGGTTGGATGGTCGTTTGCTTCACATACGATCGCAACACTCAGCGCTCAATACGTTATTACAAAGCGCAGGGGCGTTGGTTAGCAAGCAGTGGATGGTCGAGCTTAAGAACCTTGCAGCAGAGGAAAAGATCGACTATGATCAAGTCGCCTGGATCCACGATGAACTGCAATGTGAAGTTAGAGAAGAGTTTGCTGAACGATTAGGGGAATTAGCAGTGCAAGCAGCAAGGAATGTAACCGGTATTTTTAATATGCGTTGTCCTATGGATGCAGAATATAGCATAGGAAATAATTGGGCAGAATCTCATTAAGGATGAACACACTAATGGAAAAACCAATGACAGAAGAGCAGGTCAAACATGGTGTGTTTGTCTATGAAACCCACGAAGGACAACTTATGATCGGTATCTCTGATAACCTTATGAACAGAAAGGAAATAGCCTACAAACTATTGACAGAAGCGTTAGATGTTGTTACACTTGATCTATTGCAAGACAAATTACCAACCAACGTCCACTAATCACGAAAGGATTAATAATGGATACAGCAAAGCCAATCAAGGTTAAAGCAGAAGTAATGTGGTGTTTTCACAACAAACTTAACGAAATGACAAACAAGTACAGTGTTGATCTTTGTAACCTATCTCCAGGAGCGATCAAAGCCATTGAGAGCATGGGTATCGAAGTTCGTACACGCGACGATAAGCCAGAGAAAGGCAACTTCGTTACTTGTAAAAGTTCTATTCCTATTAAAGTATTTGCTGCTGATGGTGAAGATCTATCCAATGTTGCTATTGGAAACGGCAGCAAAGCAGTAGTGTTACTTTCCTCTTATGAGTGGAAGTACAAGAATAAGAGTGGAGTATCCCCGAGCATCAAGAAGATGGTAATCGAGGAACTTCAATCTTATGATTCACCGGAAGATGACGGTGAAGATGATGATGATGTACTTTAGTTCAAGACAGACAATATTAATCACTGATTGATATCGACAGTCTATACATGAAACCTCGTAAACTTACAGAAAGGATTGATATGTATATCGTAAAAAAGGCAAACAAGCGGCTTACTTCTAAGTTGTTTAAGAGTGGGTTTGCTTCTTATGAACAGGCTCGTAACGCAGTGCGTAAGTATCTGCGTAGTATTGGCCTAGATCGTAACCTCAATACTAATGCCATCAGTATTGTGAAAGCCTAAACATGATAGCCCTCATAGATGCCGATGTTGTGGCGTATCGCATGGCCTTCGGTACAGAAGATGAACCAGAAAAGGTAGCGATTCAGAAGACATCAGAGTTTCTTGAGGATTTGATTTTTACCTACACTGAAGTCGAAGACTGTGAGGGCTATCTAACTGGCAAGAGTAACTTTAGGTTTGACATTGCCAAAACAGCACCATACAAAGGCACTAGAGTAGCAGAGAAGCCTAAGCATTTAGGTATCATTCGGCAGTATATGATTGATGCTTGGGCCTTCTCTGTCCAAGAAGGTCAAGAAGCTGATGACGCTATTGGAATCCGTGCATACGCTCTTGGTGAAGAAGACTATATTATCTGCTCTATCGATAAGGATCTGGATAACTTGAGAGGACATCACTACAACTTTGTCAAGAACATTCGTTACTATGTCACAGAAGACGAAGCAATAAAGAACTTTTATATGCAAGTGCTTACTGGTGACAGGGTTGACAATGTTCCAGGACTGAAAGGTGTTGGTCCTAAGAAAGCAGAAAAGATTCTGTCGGAGGCAAAGACAGAGACGGAGTTATTCAACGCAGTATTAGCGGCGTATGATGATGATATTCACCGCATGACTGAGATGGCACAGTTACTGTGGATACGACGAAAGGAAGGTGAATTGTGGCAGCCACCAACAAGTTAGTCTATATACACTGGGTTGATGCTTGTAGTGTAGACTCTTGGACAACGCTATCAAACATTGCACCAGTACTTATGGAGACTTATACTGTTGGGTATCTAGTGGCAGAAAGCAAAGAAGGTATAGCAATAGCAAGTACCATTAATGAGTCAAATGACGCTTGCTGTATCATTAATATACCAAAGAGATGGATTAAAGCAAAAGGAACACTAAACATTGAAACCAAGCAGCGCAAAAGCAAAGGGCCGAACATTCCAGCAGTGGGTTCGGGATCAGATCATAGCGAAATTCAATCTGGAGACTGATGATGTTAGAAGCGTTTCGATGGGGGCCGGAGGTGAAGACATCCTACTCTCGCCAACAGCAAGAAGCAGATGCCCAATTTCTGTGGAATGCAAGTCAAGGGATAGAATTGCCGTATACGGCTACTATGAGCAAGCGGAAACAAACGCAAAAGGCAAAGGAGAGCCAGTTGTCTTTATTAAGCAAAATCGAGCCAAGCCCCTTGTAGTCGTCGATGCTGAATTCTTTATTACTTTACTTAGCAGAGGATCTAAAGATGAATAAATATACATTGAAGTTTGAAGAGCTTGAGGGTGGTGAGACTGATTGTGGTTATGCAAATAATCGTAGCTTTGTACATACCTTTTTTGTTCATGACGAGGATGTCTGGGATGTACCATTGAAAAGTCTAACTGATTTCCTTGGTGCTATCTACGGCTATGATATTTCTAATCAAATCCATGTAGAGACTATCCTTAACAACGGTATCTTCAAACACATTCCTAAAGATAATGAAATGGCTGAGCGTATTCGTAATGCCTTCAAAGAGTTTGATGAGGAAGACGATCTAAAATGAAACACCTAATCATACCTGATTGTCAAGTCAAGGACGGTGTTCCCCTTGATCATCTGGATTGGATAGGTAACTATATTGTAGCAAAACAGCCTGATGTAATAGTCAACATTGGTGACTTTGCTGATATGCCTTCACTATCTTCGTATGACAAAGGTACAAAGTCATTTGAGGGTAGGCGGTATAAGAAGGATGTTGAAGTTACCAGGGAAGCTATGCAGAGGCTGTTAGCACCGATGAAGGAGTACAATGCAAGAGCAAGACGAAACAAAGATAAACAATATAGACCTAGAATGGTTCTCACGCTTGGAAACCACGAAGCAAGGATCACAAGAGCAATTGAAAGCGATCCTAAACTCGACGGAACTCTTAGCATTGATGATCTCGGATACAAAGAGAGTGGTTGGGAGGTGTTTGATTTCCTTGAACCTGTTATTATTGACGGTGTGGTTTATTGTCATTACCTCGTATCTGGAGTGATGGGACGACCAGTAGGAACAGCATCAGCAATGGTGTCTAAGGTTCACCAGAGTTCTGTGGTAGGACATCAGCAAGGTAGGCAAGTTGCCTATGGTCGTAGGGCTGATGGTAGTAACATCACTTGTATCATCGCTGGATCTTGCTATCTCCATGATGAAGACTACATGGGACATCAAGGTAACAAGCATTGGCGTGGTATACTAATGCTTCATGAAGTCAACGATGGTCACTTTGATGAGATGTTTATTAGCTTAGATTTCTTAAGGAAAAAGTATGACAAGCCTAGGTGAGTTACTAAAAAAGAAGTTATCAGAAGACGCAATCAACCCCGAACACTATAAGATAGGAGGCATAGAAGCAATTGACTACATGAGGGCTAAGAGCAGCAACGAAGAATATCGTGGATACCTACGATTGTCTGCATTGAAGTACCTTAGTAGAGCAGGACACAAAGATGACGCAGTACAGGAATATGAAAAAGCACAATGGTTTATCAATCGGTTGATAGAAGACCATAAGAAAGGATAATATGGCATACACTTTGCGAGATATAATTAGTAAACTTAGTCAGTACGATGAGTTAATGTTGTTGGAAATGTTGAACATATCCGCAGAGGAACTGCTAGAGAGATTCATAGACAAAGTTGAAGATCGTTTCGAACTATTAGAAAAGGAATTACATGACTAAGATGGACACCTACTCGCAATTCATTAGTAAATCACGATACAGTCGTTACCTTCCAGAGAAGCGCCGGCGTGAGAACTGGAATGAGACTGTTGCACGGTATTTTAACTTCATGGAAGATCATCTGCTTAAGAACAACAACTATGCTCTTACGCGTGACCTTCGTAACGAACTAGAACAAGCAGTAGTAAACCTGGATGTAATGCCTTCTATGAGGGCTATTATGACCGCTGGTAAGGCTCTTGAGCGTGATAACACAGCAGGGTACAACTGTAGTTATCTGCCCATTGATGACCCTAAAGCATTTGATGAGGCTATGTACATCCTGCTCTGTGGAACTGGAGTAGGTTTCTCCGTGGAGCAACGATATGTTAATCAGTTACCTGAAGTCCCTGAGCAGTTGTTTGATAGTCAGACTACTATCGTTGTTGCCGACTCCAAAGAAGGTTGGGCAAAAGCACTACGACAGTTGGTGGCTCTTCTATATTCTGGTGAGATTGCAAAATGGGATCTATCCAAAGTACGTCCAGCGGGTCAAAGACTTAAAACATTTGGTGGCAGAGCCAGTGGACCAGGACCGCTTGAGGAACTATTTAAATTCTCAATATCCAAGTTCAAAGGTGCGGCTGGTCGTCGTCTCTCATCAATCGAATGCCATGATATTCTCTGCAAGATCGGCGAAGTTGTTGTCGTTGGTGGTGTTCGCCGTTCAGCAATGATTTCCTTGTCTGACTTGCAAGATGATAAGATGCGTAATTCTAAGTCAGGCTCATGGTGGGAACAGAATGGTCAACGAGCCTTGGCTAACAACTCTGCTACCTATGAGCAGAAGCCTGATACATCACAGTTC